TATGCTTAGATATGCAGCATAAGGGATTGACAAATTAAAAACACTCCTATATAATGATACTGAATATATTATAGGTATATGGCATTCCAAACTACATGGTATATGAGTGAGATACCTGATGGGGTAGTAGAACTCATTGAGAAAGATTTAGCAGAAGATTCAAGTATTCCTGATACTCATTGGTTAGGTGGATTTGTTTGGCATTATATTAAGCGAGCAAATCGTGAGAACTTTATGTATGATTTGAGTCATCTTGAATCTGCTTCAGTAAAGTTTAAGAAATATGATGAAGGTGATTCTTGTAAGTGGCATGTTGATGCTGAACCAACATTAGGTGATGAAGATGTGCGTAAGTTATCATTCACCATTCAACTTTCAGACCTTGATGATTATGAAGGTGGTAATGTTCAGTTTTTAGATGAAGCAGGTGGAAAGTATTTTATGCCTCGTAAGCGTGGAACAGTTGCTCTATTTGATTCACGAACAATGCATAGAGTGCAGAAGATAACCAAAGGAACAAGAAAAGCTTTGGTTGGATGGTGTGTTGGACCCCAGTGGAATTAAGGTAAATTATGGCAGATTTTGAGACAAATGAACTTCAGTTGGCAATGACTGAAAAGTTTAATACTGGTACTGCACGAACTAATAATGAGGAGATGGAGAAGAATGGGTATGTAGTAGTAAAGAACCTATGGGATCCAGAAGAACTTTATCATCCTGTTCCACAAGAACGTGGTCAGATTAACTATTTTGGAAGTGTGGATAAGTTTCAACATAATCCAGATGAGATGCAAGTTCCTGGTTCACTGGCACGATATACTCACCCACAATATAAGACCATCCATAGTGGTGTTCGTAAGAAGATAGAAGAAGTTATTGGTCGTAAACTTTATAACACATATTATTATGATAGGTTTTATTTTCCAGGTCAGCAGTTAAAGAAACATACTGATCGTGATGCATGTGAGATTTCAACCACTATTCATATTAGCACCAATCTTGAGGAAGAATGGCCTGTATGGATTAAGACACCAGATACTTATACTGATAAAGAGAAGAGTGCTATTTTAGTTCCAGGTGAGGAGCGTTCAGTAGTTCTAAAACCTGGTGATGGGTTGATTTACAAAGGATGTGAGAGACCACATTGGAGAGATGCAATGCCTGGTGCAAAGCAAGGTAAGAAAATATTTGGTAAGAAGCAAGAGATTTATTACCATCAAATCTTTTTGCATTATGTCTTAGCAGATGGACAAAGATCACACTGTGCAAATGACATGGCACGCTAATTTATAGGAGAATACAATGACTAAATCTTTTTGCCATCATGCTACAATTCCGTCTGATATGATGGATATTATTGAGGCAGATCTCAGTAAGACTTTTGATCAACAGATGGCAACATCAAAACTTATGGGTGATCAGACAGTTCTTGATAAGAGAAATTCCAAGAATGCCTGGGTCCCAACAACTTATTGGCTTGGTGGTTTGATCTGGCACTATTTTAAACAAGCAAATGATGAGTTTTTTCATTATGACCTTGACCAGATTGATGGTGAGTCAATGCAATATACTCATTATGCACTGAATGAGCATTATGATTGGCACCAGGATGAAGGTCTTAGCAGTCTTTATAAACCACAAGCAGGTGGTAATAGAGGTGGTGAATTAGTAGTTCAGGATTGGGTTAATAATGGATGTGAAAGAGTTCGTAAATTAACATGTATCCTTCAACTTGCTAATGAGGAGGATTATGAAGGTGGTGATACACAGGTGCGTGATGTAAATAATACTATGGCAACTCTCCCTAAAGGTAGAGGAACATTATTCTTCTTTGATTCAAGGTTGCAACATAGAGCAATGACAGTCAAGAAAGGATTGCGAAAGAGTTTGATATCATGGGCAGTCGGTCCCCGTTGGAGGTAGAAAAATGAACAAACACATAAAAAGAGCAAAGGCAGCATTAAATTTTGGTACTGCTACTGGTACTGAAGAAGGTGCATGGGATAGAGTTTGTGCTGCTGAGATGGCACAAACTGGTTCTTCACCCACTGGAGATGCTGAATTTGATAAGGTAGGATATAGGATTGTCCGGAATATTTGCCCACCAGAACTATTAGTCACTCCTGTTCCTGATGTAAGGGGGCAACTCAATTATTTTGATAAGAACCTTAATAATTTCACACACAATCCAATGGAATCTCAGGTTCCTGGTTCTGTTGCGCGGTATAAGTATCCATTCTTTTATGAAGCATATACTACAGTAAAGCATAATATTGAGAAAGCAATCAGCACACCATTACATAAGACATATTATTATGATAGGTTTTATTTTCCAGGTGAGGACTTAAAGTATCATTGTGATCGTGATGCTTGTGAGTTGTCGTGTACTATTCATTGTAGTACTAACCTTAAAGATGTATATCCTGTTTATATTAAGGCAGTTGATGGGTCAGTAACAGCAGCAGATTTAAAACCTGGTGATGGTCTTGTGTATAAAGGATGCGAGAGACCACATTGGAGATTAAAGATGCCTGGTGTAAAGAGACAGAAAATCCGTAACCTTCTTGGTAAGGATGAGTTATATTATCATCAAATCTTTATGCATTTTGTTCTGGCTAATGGAAGTAGGTCTCATTTTGCAGGAGATAGTAATAAGAATAATTGGTGACCACATTAGAAAGTGGCACACAGATTTACCACTGAGTTAATGAGTGCTCTATAATACTTGCGTACTCTGGAATATTATGAGATTATCTGCTGTAGACAAATTTGTCTTTATTGCTTCTTTCGTGGTTTTTTTGAATTGGGGCGTTAGACTGACTCAATCTATTTTTTCTTATGCTTTATTTTGAATCGACTGGATACCGTACTAGAGCAGTCTGTGAGGACGCTGTAGTATGGTTTGTAAGCAATTACCTGCCCAGACATAAATTGGACATTGAAGTTCGTCATAGAGGACTTAAGAGAGAAGGTGTACAAGGTTGGTGTAACATAGAAGGTGACACTTACCGTCCTAGATCTTTTATGATTGAGATTCACAATCGTCTAGATGAGAGTGAATATCTTCGTACATTGTTTCATGAACTTGTTCATGTAAAGCAATTTGTAAGAGGAGAACTTAAGGATAAGAGGTCTAAGAAATACTGGAAGGATGAGGACATTAGTGATATAGAATATAATAATGATCCATCAGAGATAGAAGCACTTCAAATGGAGGATCTTCTCTATGAATCATTTACTAACTTGACAAACCTTTAATTATCTTATACTATTACAATGAAGACTGAATTTATTTGTGTAAAACCACGCTCTACTGAAGCACAAGATTATTTTGTGTATGATATGGATAGTTTACATTCTTGTCGTGTAGATAGGCGTGAGGATAATATAGTTCATCTCCGATCTATTTCTGGAAGGCATTTCTTTTGGATGTATGAAGGTGGTGATGAACATTGGGAGGTGATTAAATGATTGATATTGAGTGTGGTTAAATATGAATTGGAGAGACAATTGTTGTCCTATTCCGGAATTTCCACATAAACCACCAGAAGGGTATTCTTATGAGGCAAGACAACACAAGATTAATATGGTTTCTATATGGTTGTGCCACCATTACCCTTATGTCTATAGTTCTAATCAACGTGTTTCCACTATCTGGGGATTTTACAACGGGAGGACAAAGGAATATTATTCGCCTACTACGTCCACCAAGTGCGGAAATAAGGTAAACATATCTCAGACTACTGCGTATTCTGCGATGATACCGAAATATAATCCGTTAGAAGCATTACTTTATTCTGGAGATGATTAATGGCAAAGAAATCGTTTAAAAAAGATAAGAAAGGTCGCGAAGAAACTTGGGAGTGGGAAGAAACTCCTGAAGTGTTAGAGGCAGTAGCAAAACTACAAGCAACTAAAAGATTACATAATGATATGCGTAAGGAGGTAAGTGATGAGCATATTGAGTGATAATTTGAGATACCAACCACTATTTAATGATGTATTGGATGAAGTTGATAGTGTAAAAGTGCGTGTTGAGGAGTTAGAGAATGAGAATGCACGTCTTTATAAGTTATTGGATACTCTTGATGAGCGTATTAACATCCTTGTAAATGAAAAGCATTCTCAATAAGGATCATACTATTGACAAGTATGCTATAATAAATACTGTGAATTGTAAAAGACTACTATGGCATCTTATTCTGTAACACTAAAGGATTCCGAAGGCAATGAGAATACGTTTGATTGTGCTGATGATGAGTACATTCTTGATATAGCAGAAGAGCAAGGTATAGATCTTCCTTATTCTTGTCGTGCTGGTGCTTGTTCTACTTGTGCTGGTAAATTGGAGTCTGGAACAGTAGATCAAGAGGACCAAAGTTTTATGGATGAGGATCAGGTTGAAAAAGGATTTGTTCTTACTTGTGTTGCATATCCTACATCAGATTGTGTAATCGAAACTGGGAAAGAAGAGGACCTTTATTCATAAATATCTTTTTTAGTAGGATATTACTGGTTAATTTTAATGAAGGATAAGAAAGCAGCAAAGAAGATTATCAAAATGGCAAAGAGACATCCAAATTTATATACAAAAGAGGATGTACTTTATGCCAAACTTGTTAAGAGACAAATCAAAAAAAGTAAAGAGGAAGGATCACTACCGGAGTAATGAAATTATGTATCTAGAAGATAGAATTGCTCAATTGGAGCAACGTATGTCAAAAATTGAAAAGAAGATGAGATCCACTGAAGAAACTGTTGAAAACTCTTTTGATGATGTTTTAGCACGAGAAGGATATGAATATACACCTCTCTCATCAAAACAATACAACGAAGTAATTAAGGCAGCAAGAAATGGCAATCTCTGAAACAGTTGAAAGTAGTCTTAAAGATGCTGAATCATCATTAAGAAATGCACTGGCATTTGCGGCAAGAAGTGAAAGACCTATTGTCTGTAGTCAGATATCAAAAATGATTAGTGAAATTACTCACATTATGGACTTTGATGGAATAATGGATCAAATGGAAGACCACATTGAAGAACTGAAGGATAAAGATTAACATATATTACAGCACTATAAAGAGAGTATTAAATTTATAGATATTTTGTATAGATATGTTAGAATGTCCACACATTACTCCGAAAAACTATGATCAATCTCGATGAGCGCTATCAATCTTATCTAAAAGGCAATAAGAAGATGCGTATTGATGGAGTTGGTGAAAAGGTTAAAGCATACGGTTGGAGAGATGATGGAAGTGATATTATTGGTCACTATGTTATTACAGAGAACTATAAACTTCACTATAATATGGATGCTCAGTTTATTAAGTTGGAACCACTTAAGAAATTGGTGGTCACTTAAAGAACTGTCACATCAAATTACACAAGCACCTCTCTGTGCCCTATAATAACTGTATTGAAAGAGAAGACCTTTCTTTTCACGGCACTTTTAATTATGACACATCACGTAACTGGTCGTTACATTGACTTTGACGGTCGTTCTCATAACTTTTCACTTGACTCTGATGTAGCAGATCGTGGTCACATTGAAGATTTAGTTGAGGCGCGTTATCCTGCTAAAAAGGTTTATATTAATCATGTAGGTGTTGATCATGCCGCACGAGAGGCAGAACGAAAGCAACATAATCAAGAAGAACGAGAACGTCGTGAACAGCAGGAGGAACGATTAACATCTGGTAGTTCTTCTAGTTCTTCTAGTTCTTCTAGTGGAGGAAATCCCCGACCGGCAATAATGGGGTTATTTGATAATGATGATGATGATGATGACGACGAAGGAGTAAGTGGTGGAAGCATCTTAGGTCTTCTTGCTATAGGTGGCGGACTTTGGGCATTCTTTACATTTACTCCTTTAATTTTGATGCTACTTGGTG